CTTTAAACCCATTGATCCCTATTTCAGTTGTGTTGCCATGCTCATCCTCTAGTTTGTTAGCACCTTTCCATAACACAGCAAATTGATCCTCATCTGAGTTAGGAGTAGATGTAATAATACATTTACCACCTGTTGCCAGTGTTGGGCTAATAGAAGTCCAAAACTCACGACCAATGGTAGGTCTCACAAACGCAAACTCGTCACAGTATAGTAGTGATATACTCATACCTCGTCCAGTGTTTTCAGTTGTTGTAGCACTTACTATACGACTTCCATTGTCAAAGTCTATACTACCTTTGTTATAACTAACAGCACCTGCACGGATAAAATTAGGAGTGTCTTCGTAGGCATAACGAATACGTTGCATGATCTCTTGCGAACCAGTAAATTTGTGTGCGGCAATTAGGATAGTACTATCAGGCACAAACATAGCGTACCATAGCAAGTAACCTGCGGCTGACGTTGACTTGCCCGTCTGCCTAGGCATTAGACTTATACTAAATCTATTATTGTGGTATGTTGATATTAGACGTTTTTGATATTCGTATGGCTGGTACAACATTTTACCTTTAGTAGGATGCTGTATGTAAAAGTAGTTGCTCAGAAAGTACGTTGGACCCGTTATAGGATCAGCACATAGAGCAAACTCTTGTAGTTGTTTTTGTGTAAAAGATTCTTTAGTATGAGGTTTCTTTACTAATACAGAATCTGTACCTTTTGCTGTTCTTGCCATACTACTATTTAACTTACTTTACGTAGGTATAAAAACTTATTTTACCAGGGCTTTTCGCCTGTTAGATATGGTTTTGAAAACCATAGTTTGAACCACTCTGGCGTACCAGGTTGAATATTATTTTTATTCTGATAATCTGTTTTTTCTTGAGCTGTTTTGCTTATATTACTACCTTCAGTTTTAACACTAGAATAACCAGTGTATTCTTGTAGTTTACCCTGATTTAAATTAGTTAAGCCAGCAAGTCTTTGTATGTCTTTTAATTCGTCCATTATGATTTCCTTTTAGGACCTTTATAACTTACAACTGGACTTACGTTGTCAGTATTATCTGGCTCACGGCTTCCGTCAGTAACAACGTTTGTTACATTGGTTCCAATTTTCTTACAGGCTTTTTTAACCATGTCCTGTTCAATTTTTGTAAATGGCATGGCCAAATTACTGCGTCCTACCCAACTTTCAGTATCTAGTTCAGGAACATTGATTCCATCACTACCTGCGGCGGCCATCATAACACGATTGAGATCATAGAATCTATCGTTTGCTGTAGCAAACTTATTAGATCTATTTAATGTAGATTTTTGATCTGCTGGTAGTTTACCTACACGTTTTTCTGTAATGAATTCTATGGCTCTCATTCTTCTTCTATTATCTCTATAACAAGGTCGCCTTGACCTTTAATTAATCTATGATACTGTTCTGCTTTTATAAAATAAGTGTTGCCTTCAATCAGATCTTGTGGAAGTTCATCGTCTAACTGTAGTTGCCAACCTTGACTTTCCTTTACTATGATCTGACGATTGTTAGCATCTCTATGCCACACTAGATCTGTGTTTTCTACTGTGCCTTCAAAACGTCTGTATATAGTGTTGTCTATACGTGTTTCAAAGTAAGGGTTATTACCACCACTGACCACCTTTAACTCCTAGACTTTTGTATCTTGGTGTACGGCAAGCCCAATAGCCTGCTTTGGTTTTATCATTCTTTTGTTTACATTTATGTCTAGCAACAAACGAAGCAACTCTGCCTGGCTTACTTGCTTTAACTGATAAGCCTTTGTCACCCCAAGACACTTTTTTAACTTTGCCTGTTTTAGGGTTCTTTACATAGACATAGAACTTTTTACTACCGCCACGTTTAGGTTTATTGAGTTCTACTTTTTTGCCTTGATATTCTGCTTCACTTAGCTCATCATCAGCAAATGGTTGATCTAACGGAACTTTATATCCATTGGCAAGTTTAACCACTTGGCCAATGTCTGACTCTAATAGTTCCTCGTCTTCCCAGTCTGGTGTATAATTACCTTCTTTAACCTGCTGTCTAGCATAGTTGAACAACTCAAAGTAGTTGTCACTACCTGGACGGAATATGTTTTCTCTAATGGGTATGTTGTTATCTATGTGATACTGAAATGCTTCTTGTACTGTTGCTGGTTTCTTTTTTAATTTAGCGATAGCATCAGTGTGCATCTTATCAACTAATTCTTGTGCGGCGATTTGTGCATCTTCAATGTCATTTTCTTTATCTAATCGTTCAACATTTTTTGCTAGTTCAATAGCAAGTGCGGCCAATGGATCACCTTTGCTCTGACCTCTATTTTTAACCTGTGCTTTCATTATGTCAAGTTTTGTTTTTGGGTCAATTAAGTTTGCTAAAGGATCTTCTTCTTTGTCTTCGTTAATGGGTAATCCACTTAATCTTTTTATTTCGTTAAGATCTTTATCCTCACGCTTTAGAATAGCATGTGTACCTTGTTTAGTTTTTGCTAATGATAGTAAGTCATCTTTGTCTAGTGGGCCAATGCCGTTGACTGCTTCGCGTGTAGGCATACCTAGGTCAACCCATAGTTTAAATTCTTCTTCAGTTGGAGTTGAGTATGGTGACCAGTCCATTGATACTTCCTTGCCATCTTTGGTAGCACTATGGAATATTTTTCTATTGTCTTCGTATTCTTCTACGTCTTTTGTATATGTCCAGCCTTTGTATTCCATTTTTGGCGGTAACATTAGACCTTCTTCTACTGATTCATTTGTGTTTTTATACCACCATTTGATAGCATCGTAATATGCTTTCCAGTTACCACCTTGTGCCATTAGGTCACGACGGCCTAGTTCGCTGGTATGATATAGGTATGCTTCGTCCTCAAATTCTTTTCCATCTGGATCTAAGCCTGGTTTGATTTTACCAGCAATTACTTTTGTTATGTAGTCACGTGTAGCATGTGGTCTATCGTCTTCTTCTAATTCGTCTTTGCGTTTGCCAAAAGTGTCGTGTACTAGTTGGTCTAGTTTAGCATGAAATTCTGTTTCTTTTTCTTTACTAACTTCAGATAAAGAAACACCAACATCAGAGTTGGTGCTTGTTTCTTGTTCTTTTAAATAGTCTTTAAGCGTTTTCATCAGTTTTAACTTCTGCGATCATTGATTGATATTCTGTCCAAAGACTTTCTTCAATTTCTTTTTCTTCTTTAGTTAAAGGATTTGCCGCTTTGTTAGCAGTTTCTGGGTCTTGTAGTTTAGATCTATTTAGATCAGTGCCACTAGGAATAGAAGCATTTAATCCAGCAACTTGTTCTCTAGGAGTATTTAAGTGTTCTATTTCTCTTTCTTCCTCAACTTCTGTTGCTTCTTCAGCACCACCAGCAAGAACAACAATTGGTGGAAGACCTGCTAATTTTCTAGCTAGGTTGATTACATCTTCTTCGCCATTTGCTGAAATGTTTATGTTAATATCTTCATTAACCTGTGTACTTTCATTCATTTTTTCTTCCTCTGATGTGTTGCCAGATACCTTATATGTTTTTCCATCCACTGAGAATGAATCTTTGCCTGCTTTGATAGCATCTAAACGAGCTTTAGTAAATTCGTTTCCTTCTTCTACTTCTTCTTCGTTTAATCCTACAGCAGACATAAATCTTGCTTTGTCAAAACGTGGATTTTGTTTAGCAAATACTTCAGCATGATGATGTGCTAGTTCTTTACGTTTTGCTTCATCTTCAATATTTTTAAGTAGGTCTGCTACCATTTGGAAATCTTTGCGTGATACTGCTTCTTCAATGGCACTTTCGTCCATTGGTACGTCAACATCTCTTGATTCCCACTCATCTTCTACTTCTTCTTGACATGCTTTAAGTGCTTCTTCATGTTCTGATCCACCTATTGCTACCATTTCTGAGCACCATTCGTCTGTTAGTTTGTTGTTACCATCACCATTGCATGTTGCTTTCAATGATGTAGGATCTACTACTGGACGACCATCAACTACGTTAACATGACATTGTACATGTCCATAGCCTTCCTCACCGTCATCACCTGTGAACATGTATTCAATCTCTTTCTCGTATGAGTCTGGATCAAACCCTTCTTTCATATCACAGCCACATGGCTCTTCATTACACTTGTTACAAGTTAACTCGTCAACTAAATCATATACTTTGTTGCCACCTACTTTTTCTGCTAGTCCTGCTAGTCTAGAAATTTCGTTTAACTCATCTTCAATATTAACTGTTTCTTCTGTTTCTTGTTCTTCTAGTTCTTTTTTATAGTGATCCCATGCTTCTTCATTCGTATAAATTGGATGGTTACGAATGTCTGCTTTTGATTCTGTCATCTTTTCTGCATATTGAGGTATTACACCATCTCCACCTGCTTGGTATTCTTCTCTATCTGCTTCAATTTGTTCAACAGCTTTATCTTCTGCTTCTTCCTCAGAGTCAGCATCTACTACTGCTTCGTAATTCGTAAGCTCAGTAGCATGGACAAAATAATCAGCTTCGTTTAAATTATTTTCAGACGTGTTCTCGTCTAGTTCGTCTTTTTCGTCTTCCGGGCCTGCACCATATTTACCGCTTGGTGCTGAGTGTTTGATACCTTTTTCAGTCTTTGTGACTGTACCGCCATCCGCAGTTTTATAAGTATCTCCCGGCTCCGCAAGTTGGTCAAACGTTTTCTTATCAGAAAAATGTCTTTCATCTAACTGCTGATTTTCTTCAGCAACAAAATCTTCATACTTCTTTTCTAGTGATTCGATAGCACTTATGATATCACTTTTTGGTTCAACTGTTTCATAAACTACTGGAGTATCTTCCACTGGGTGTTCTTGTGGAGTTAGGCTATTTAATTTAGAGATTATATCATAGATATTGTTGCTCATTTTAGGGTCCTTATCTTGCCGCTGATTTAACGTCAGGTTTTTTAGTTTCTTTACTACCCACTGGACTTTCTGTTCCTTGTGGGATATCATTTGTAGTTGTTGCGTCTTCAGTATCTTCACCTTCAACTTCAACTTTGGGTGTACTTAATTCTTTTAACAAAGATGTACGTTCAGCATAGGCTTTACTAGCATCTTTTTGTTCTTTGGAAGCCTCTGGTAATTCTTCTTCTAAAACAGATTTACCTTTTTCGTATTCACGTAGTTCGCTAGTACCGTCTTCATTCCATCTCCAAATTTCTTCTGGATGATTTTTTGGAACTACTACAATGTTGCCTTGTGGAATACCAGCACGTTCACTAACAATAGCACGTAACTGTGCATCATTTACAGGATATTTTAATACTGCATCTAATAGATACAATTGACAGTTAGCCATACTTGGAAAGTCAATATCACTTTCTTTAATAGGAAGACGTTTAGGTTTAGTAATGCTGTCTAACCCATAAGAATCTAAAGCCGCTTCTAAAACATCCATTTTTTCATCAGGATCAATGTTAGCGATTTTAATTCTAAACTCGTATGTTTTTTGTATTTCTGTCAGATGTTGTAAAAAATTTTTCATAAATATCACCTTTACTGTTATTTATGCAAAAACTACAGATTATGTCCCTGTATTCTTGCCCAGTATCTGTTTTAATAGTTCATTACGATCAAGAACTACCCCTTGTCCATCTTCAGCATCTACTATCTTATCACCATCTGTTTGTTTCATCTGATGATCTAGTCTTGCTTTTTTAAGTTGTAGATCAACCATTTGTAATTTCTTTTTAAGTTTTGCTTCTTTTGCTGTGATAGCATGTCCTAGCAAGGTTCCTGCTGTTGCTAAGATATGTCCACTGAATCGTGCTTCTACATTCATACCTAGATCAATTAGATCTTGAAACTTTTCTTTAGCAAGATCACTTAGATCATCTAGTTCTTTATCACTAATATCTAAATCATTAACAAATGGTAGTGCGGCATCAATCTTATCAATTGCTTCATCAACCTGCTGTATTACAGCACGATTTTCTTCTATAGATTGTTTTGCCTCTTCTTCGTTAACTTCTTCAGATTCAGGTAAATTAAATAATTCTTCAAGTTTTTTAGTCATGATTAACTATTTACCGCTTGACATTCTTGAAGATATCAAATTCGGTTACAACTCTAAAGCGAATATTATTGGCTTTACACCACGAATCTGCGGCCGCCCATTTAGCCATGTTAATAGCTACACTATATTTGTCTTTAAGAGTTTTAGCAGTTTCCATAGTTACCTGTGTACTAGGCTTAATTTCAATTAATTCTGTGTGTTTCTTTTGATTTTTATCTGAATAGACTATGACAAAGTCAGGAACATATACTGTACTTTTTCCAGTAACTGGATTTCTATAAGGAATTTTAATTGCTTCTGATGCCCATTGTACTATGCTAGGATTATTGTCACAGAATCCACAAAAGGCAAACTCCCAACTAGAACGATACGTAGGACTGTGTTTTCCTATATATTTTTCAGGATTTTTTATCTGATATTTTCCCTGTGCATACTTACTCATAATTACAATAGAATAGTTCTAGTGATATACTTGTTAGTTTGCGGACTATTACTAATTCCTAATAAACTGGTATTTGCTCTGTTTAGGTTAAGAAACATGGTTAAATATGCGTTAAGTTCGTTACCTTCACTAACATATTTTACTTGATAGAAGTTGTAAGATATAGGAGCATCTTCCACTGTAGACACTATCTGTTCTGCTCTGTAGTCAGGTACTGCATCAACTCTGTTTGCATTTAGTCTATAGAATTTATTATCTGTAGAGGCATAAAATAGTTGTCCTGATTCATAGGTTGTTTTATTAGCTTCAACATCATCAATAGTTTCGTGACTGCGTTCAATTAATAAAGGATCAATTGGTGTCTTAACTTCTTTTTTAACGCCTGAACTTAAATTTCTTAATTCTTCAATAAAAGCCATTGGCTCTATACCCTGTTTCAATGAAGTATACAAAACCACAGATGCTAATGTTTTAGCTGTTTCTCTATTACCAGTTACTGATTCAAAAAAACCTAGTATAGCATCATCAACATTTTGTGAGACACGTAATTGATCATTAAAAAAATTATTAAAAAACTTTTGTGTTTGATCAGTAGTAGTTGAAGATGATGGTAAATTTCCAGATGACATTCTAGTTTCCTATTTTTCCAGCATTGGTACTACCAATGGCATTGTTTTGAGCATTCATACCAGTCATTGATACTCCTGAACTAGTTGCTCCTGCACCTGGCTTAGCATTAACAGCTTTTGAAAGAGCATCAGCTACTGCTGATTGGGTTGGAACAAATATAGAACTTTGAGAATTTTGTCCTCGTAAAATATTCATTGCTGTCTGCTGTAACTCAGCACCAGCTATTGTTTTTAAATCAGCATTTTTAAAATTATTAAAAGTTCTTAATGCACCAAGACCAGCACCTAAAAAATTTCCGTTTTGTAAATTAGTCACTGTACTTCCAATTCCTTCTACCAATCCCCCAGGACCTAAAATACTTGTAGTACCGCCACCTAATGATGTTAAAGGACTTGGACTGTTATCATAGTGAATAACATTAAATCCTTGAACAGTGCCACTTGACACTGGACCGTATTCATATTGTACTGCTTCATAGTCAATGGTCATACTGTGTTGTAAAGGTACATATTCACCTTGTAGATGTTCACCGTGTTCAAAAGTTGTAATTATTGGACGAATCAAAATATATGAACTAAACTGTTTTTGATGTAGACTATAAATTCTAATAGAGTTTATATAGTGTACAGATGCTTTAGGGGTGTAGCCCCATTCTTGTGTTTGTCTACGTTGGTATTTATGATCCATATTGTATAGAGGTTCTTGATGGTCGCTATCTCTATAATAGTATGAATAATAGTCATACCAAAAGTTTCTAACAATGTTAGAACTGTCGTCATGAAATGTCATTGACACAGGGTCGTATTTTATTTTTTCTTGTGCTATGTTTTTACGATTGTAGGCATTATAAGTTTTTGTTTGTACTGAAAATTTTGGTAAGTTAACACTCTTTGCTAATAATCCTATTTCAATTTGACTGTTTTGATCTGTAGTGGCCGCAGTTGGGTTTAGGTCTACATAAACATGAAATAGATTTTGAAACTTAGGTCCAAGACGATAAAGCCCATCAACAAAGGTGCGAGCCGCATGTTGATAGTCTTTTACCTGATCACCAGTTCCTAACTGATTAAGAAACTGATTAAAAAATCCACCTAAGAATGCCATATGTTTATTCCGTTATATACAATATTTATCCATAAAAAAAGGCCCTGAATTAATCGGGCCTTTTAATTTGTTAGGCTAGTTTATTAGCCTGTAATTACTGTACCTAATGTTCTTGCCACTGTTGAACCTACTCCAGTTTCTGCAGGAACTTGGATAGCATTGTCATATCTGATAGATAATGTAAGTGTCATTGGATCATCTGAAGTATATTCAGCATTACCATAGTCAACACTTGTTAAGAAGCAACCATACATTTCCCATGTTTCTAAAACAATAGGAGTACTTGCACCATTACCGCCATCTAATACTTCAAAACGTGTGATAAATTTATAGTCAATACCACTAGAAGCACTTGATTGTTCCATAAAGTCAAACTGTTTCTGTAACTGTTCGCCTACACGTTTAGTTACTTCACCACCTGCGTCATCACGCAATTGACATGTAACAACTTCCCACACTGGACGACCAGCATAGTACACACGTGAGTTATAAACAGGAATTTCTACAGGATCAAATGTTAATGTTGGTCTTTTGAAATCCATTACTTGTTTTGTAAGTTCTGTTGCTGGCTGACTAACACCAAAATTTTCAAAGTTCACTCTAAAGCGAAACTTTAATTTTGGCATTAACAAACCTTGTGCTGATGCACTCTGGTTTGTACTCAATGGAACTGTAAACTTACTCAAAGATGATGTTGCCATTTTATTGTCCTTTTAATACTTTCTTTTATATATTTACCTATTTTTGTCTTGCATACTTGGGGAACTATAGTTCCCCATTATATGCGTATATTATCTTTTATAATCCAGCGGCAATAGCGCCTGTGTTTTTCAATCTAACTGGAATATAAATGAACTCAATTGCTTTAACTGGTTCAATTGCGATGTCAACATACAACTCATTTCTATCAATACGATCTGGTGTGTTGTTTGTTTCATCACAAACTACTAAGTAGTCATAGATACCACGTTTAGCAACTACGTCATTTAATACTGCTTCAAACGCTTGTTTTACTTGGTTACGAGTAATTGTATCGTTTGGTTCAAATATAAATGGTCTTGCTACACTGTCAAGCACTGTTCTTAAGTAAACAATTAGTCTTGCCACATTAACTCTATCCATAGCTGAGTCCATTGAAGCACGTGTTTTTTGACCGTATGCTACTAAACCTACACCTGGTAATACTGTTAATGGGTTAACGTCATTTGTATAAAGAACATCACGTAGACCTTCTGTAACACCAATACTACGGAATAAATTGTCATCAGTTGTATCAACATAACCAATTGAAGTAACGTTGTCAATTAAGCCACGACGTACACCAGCTGGTGCAAACCATGGATAACTTACGTTATCACTTCTGATGTATGTTCTTAACATCATATGTGATGCTGGAACAACCACTGATTCACCATCTAAGTTAGTTGCATATCCACTTGGGTAGTAAACAGCAAGATATTCACTTCTTGACACTAGACCATTTAGACCATTGTCAAGTGCAAGATTTTCATTTGCTGACCAAGTTTGGATACTCTGTGAACTAGAGTTAAGATCTAATGGACTATCACCAATGATAAATGCTGTATTTTTGCGATCATTATTTAGAGTAATCATGTTTTGGATTAGCTCTGGATAGCCTGGAGCAACTATTAAGTTAAACTGAACTTGTTCTTCACGTAGAGCTGTTGAACTTTCAATAGCAGATTTCATTGCTTCAACAACAACGTTACGTTGTGCTTTATGGCCCATGTATGGTACGCCAAGCGGGTCATTGCCACTTGAAGATACCCATGATGCAACCACTGATGGAACTACATCTGCATCTACATGCCATTCACTTTCAAAACGTTTAACGTTATAACCTGAACGACGTGTATTAAACAATAATGTACCACGAGCATACAATCTGTAGTCTGGGCAATCATCATCAATATAGTTACTTGATTGTAAATCAGCTATACTAACTATGTCGTCAACGATTGGATCTGAAGTTCCATCTGTATCCCAACGTGCATCTGCAAATAGGATACCATCTGTTGTCACTTGGTCGGTGTTATCAATTAGATCCCATGTTGCGCCATTGTAACGACGGATCACTGGATAATTTTCTAATTCACTGGTGTCAATCCATAACTCACCTGCGGCTAATTGTCCGCCACCAACTTGTGTAGTTGGTTGTGTTGCAGAGAATATAGGACCTAACTCATCAGTGTTACTAAGATCATACCCACGAGCATCATTTGCTACGTTTTTATAACCTTTCCAACCTGAACCATCATTGATCATAATGTCAGCTTCTAATGCT